CCCAATGCGGTGCTCGCCGAACAGCATCGCAAGATGGCGGAACCCGGCACCGCCGACCATTGATCGTGACGGCGGCTGTGGCCGGTGATCGGCCGCAGCCGTCGGCGTTCAGGGGCGTGGAGCGGGTAACGGGAATCGAACCCGTGTATTCAGCTTGGAAGGCTGCTGTACTACCATTGTACTATACCCGCAAACCCGCAGAAAACCGTCGTTTTCTAGAGGCCCGCCGCTTTCATTCCAACATTCATTCCGTTGGAATTCCAACACGGCGTGGCGAGCATCTATCTAAACCCCGGCTGTCACGCAAGCGTCGGGCGCGATCGTCAGTGCGATCTCGGCACCGTTAGCCGGATTTCCGAAGTCGTAGGGCAGGCCGAGCAGCTTGGGTTCACCCTGGGCAACGTCGGTGATCAGCACGAAGTCCGCCTCGATCTGCCGGCGTAGCCGATCGAACACCGCGGTGCGGATCAGCCAGCGCACAGGCGGCCACGCTGCACGATCCGCCGGCAACACGGCGAGGATACGCCGAGCCTGATCTATCACCGGATCCGTCATGCGCTCTTCGCTTCCCGACCGATTTGCTTGGGTGCACGATCGTGCGTCAGATCCATAGCGAGCATCGCCATGCCCGTCGTCCGGGGCAGGTAGGTTTCGAGGATCTTCTTGACCGTCTCCAGCCGGTGGCCGGTGATGGCGGAGATCAGGTGATCCGGAATCCCGCGCTGGCCCATGGTCACCACGCACGTTCGCCGGAAGTCGCGGAACTGGATGTCGGCGATCTCGGCTGCCAGCTCGTCGTCGCCGGCGACGGTCAGCATCGCCACCGCCTTTTCGCGGATCGCGCCGAAGCTGCGCTGGAAGAACGCCTGGCGCGATCGACGCATCGCCAACTCGTGGCCGGTCCAAGTCTGGTCGCGTTCCTCGTCGTAGAGGATCGTGGTCAGCCCTAGCTTGCGGGCGCCGGTGATCGCCGTTTCGAGCTGCAGGCGCGCCTCGCCCGTGATGGGCACGCCCACCCAGCGATCCGTCTTGCCCTGCCGCATGCGGATGCCCATCAGGCGGCCGTCGGGCTCGCGTGCGGCAAGGCGGGCATAGACCGCGGGGTCATCCGCCTCATACGGCTGGATCTCGTCGTAGCGGCTCTGCAGCATCTTCAGCAGATCCTCTTCGCGCTGACCGATCGTCCAGGCGAGGATCATGGCGGCGACCATGTTCGGCCGGCCGAGCGCGGTTGCCGCGTCGACCAGCGCCTGGCGGCCGAGCGCGCTGGCGAACTGCTGCCGCGGTTCGGGCGTCGATACGTCGAGGTCGCCGGCGGCCGGGTTGACCGAGATATGCTCGTTACGGTGCGCCCAGTCCCATAGGGTGCGCAGCACCTTCAGCGTGTTGTAGGCGGTCGTGCCACGCACGGTGCCGTCCTTGCGCGGGGCGTAGAGCACGTCGCGCAGCGCGATGATGTTCTGACGCGTGATCGCGTCCATGCGCTCCTTACCGGCCCATTTGCTGATCGTTTTCAGCTTCGAGGCATATTCGCTCTGGGTCTTCTCCTTCAGCTTGGGGAAGCGGTGGACCTTGAACTGGGCGATGACCGCGTCGACGGTATGCCGCTTGTCCATCTTGCGGACGTCCTGCGGCGCGGCGCTGCCCTCACGCCAAGCGGCAACCTCGGCATTGCGCGCGCGAGCGGCACGGATCGCGGCTTCCTCGTCCTGGCCCAGCACCAGGGGTTTCCAGCCGGCCTTCTTCAGGGTGGCGGACGGTTGCCAGTAGTGACGGATGCCGCCGGCGGTCTTCTTCATGACAAGGCCGGGAATCGAGATTTTCGCCATGGCGGGGGCTCCTGTGGCGGGTGGAAGTGTGGCGCGGCCGCGGACGCGAGGTCAAGCGGCCTTGGGCAGTGCCAGCGCGACGGCCGCGCGGGCGGCAACGGCGTCGCGGTGACCCGAGTGCCAGAGCAGGTCGTGCCATTGTTCGAGCAGCAGGATCCGGCGATCAGCTTCGGCGTCGTCGAGCTGCTTCGCCTCGACGCGCGGCGGCCAGAACTTGCGACGCAGCGAGATCTCGCGGCGGAGGCAGTGGATCATCTCCGACCAGGTGGCGATCGGAAAGCCGGGACTCGCCTCGACGGCGGCCCAATCCTCGGCGATCGCGCGCGCGACGCGCAGCTCGCGATCGCAATCCGCGCGGCTCATCCGGCTTTTAGCGACCAGCCCAGGATAGGTCAGCGACCGCTGGTTGAACATGTCCCGCGCTTCCTGCTTCATCACCGCCCAGAAGTCCGCATCCGGCACGCTGCCGATCGGGCGATCGTCGCGGTAGAAGGCAAAGTCGGGGGAGAAGGTCATGGATGTCCCCAGCTTTCCGAGATGCGCACCCACTCGGCCCAGCCATCGGGGTTGTGGCCGGCGTTCGTCGCGTTCCCATCTGGCCGGATTGCACCATTGTCGTACCGAAGATCGGCGCAGGTCTGACAATAGGGGTGACCGTGGATCAATTTGACAGTGGCGAAGCGGGCGTCTTGACCACCGCCGCAGCCTGCGCACCAAGTCCGGCCCGTCACGAGTTGTTCCGATCGGCCGGATCGATGATCGTGCAGGCGGCGACCGGCTCGCGCTCGAACGTGCATGCCAGCGCCACGCTGCAACCCTCGCAGGCGTCAACCTCGTGATCGTGATCGTGGTAGCAGGCAGGGCAGGTCCAGATCTCCTGCCACGGCCCGTTTTTGCAGCAGTCGCCGACGTCAGCCATTGCGGTCCTCCGGGGAAACGATTGCCAAGAATTCGGCATGCGACAGGACGCGGCGGGTTTCGCGATCGATGATGAGCTCGCCGCTGCCGATGCAATGACCGGGGCCGCTATTCAGGCCGCCGCGCCCGATGCCGCCACAGGTGACGCAGTTGTCGCCATTGTCCCGGACGCCATAGCCGCCGCAGTCGGGGCACTCGCGAAAGTCGATGTTACTCGCCACCGAACCCTCCCTCCGCCCCGGTGTCGCTCGCGACCTTGGGGGCTGCGGCGAGGGCGCGACCATCGGTCAGACCCCGTTCGTAACCAAGCTCTTCGGCATTGCGAAGCGCCTGAGCATGGCGGCTCGCCTGCGCGTAATACGCTTTGGCTGCATCGGTGCATTCGTTGGCGACGGCCTGCTGCGCATCAGCCGCGGCATATTCCGCCTCCCGGAGTGCCCCGAGCAGTCCTTGCTCCGCGCCCGCCTTGATTTGGCAAGCGGGTATGCTGTCCTCGTCGCGGCCAAAGTGCAGGCGAGCGCCCCGATCGTCGGTGAAGACGTCGCCGCAATGGTAGCAGCGCCATTCGACAGGTGCGCCCGCCGGAACCGCGACATCGCTCGCGGGCGGAGTGAAGTACACCGCAGCTGCAAGGATGGCGCAGTGCAGCGCCCTGGCATGTTCGTCGAGATCGGGAAGCGCCTCGCACGACGCATCGAAGACCTTGATCGCGTTTGCCACCGGCAGAAGATCCAGAACGCCACCGCAGCCGGGGCATCGAGTTGCATCGTGCAGCTCCGGCTCGTCGTGCTGACCGCAGCCGATGCAGAACACGGCATTAACATCCAAGGCCATCGCGAGCTGCTTGGCTAGCAAGTCGCCAGACGGCACGGCCAAGTTCGCGCTTTCGAGTATGCTCATGGCAAGGGGTCCTCATGCGAGGGCTGGTCGCGAAGCGGGACCTTGAGCCCCGCGTAGACCACGACGGCGATAGCGATCACCCAGTCGATCATGGCTTGCCCTCATAGCTGTAGTCGAAGGTATCGGCCGGGCTGTTGCCTCTTGCCGGCGTGACGATCGCGCACAGCAGGCGGCTGATCGTGGAGGGGGTGGACGCGCCGCCATTGAAGAACGAGGGAGGTAGCGACGCGTCCTCGACGGCGACCGGGGAGGCACCGTCGATCTCGAAATCTCGTGGGGCGGTCATTCTGCGATCGCCTCTGCATAGGCATCGAGCACGACGGCGATCGCCGCGCCCTGCAGGCCGATGCCGTCGGCTGCGGCCCGCTTGTGGAACGCGGTCAGCCATTCGTCGGCCGGTTGGTCCAGGACCTCGCCGAACAGCGCGCCGATCAGGTCGTCGCCATACTGCAGCACGACCGCGCCGATCGCGGCGAGCATCAGGCCCGCGTTCCGCGCGCCCTGCGCCCGAACCACACGGGCTAGCGCGGCGAGGGTCGCCCGCGTCGCCTTTTCGCCATGGCGAGCATGCCATTTGCGCACGCGGCCGACGGTGTTGATCTGACCAGGCTTGAGCGTGGCGACGTCGGCGCTGCCGGCGAAGCGCAGACCAGCCTCGCGCATGAGCGCGTCCAGCGCTAGCGCCTGCTCGTCACCGGCCGCAAGCGCGCCGTTGTAGAGAGCGTAGGGGGTGAGCGGCCGGCGCGCCTGGTTCAGCTCGACGAACACGGCGGCTTCGTCCGATGCCTCGCCGGGATAGAAGATGACGCAGGGCAGGTGGGCGACGTCGCCGCGCAGCTGCGCCGCCTCGAGGCGATGCTGGCCGTCGACCACCCACAGCGACCGGTCCTGGCGCTGGGCGACCACGAGCGGCTGGAACAGGTTCCAGTCCCAGCCAGCCGCGATGCGGGCGATCAGCTGGTGGCTGCCGGCGTCGAGCTCGCGCTGATAGGTGCGGTCGACAGCAAGTTGCGCAGGCGCGCAGAACTGCAGCACGGGCGGCGTGCCCTTCTGCGGGGCATAGGCCTTCGTCATGGAACCCTCCGATAGGTGATGACGCCGGCGTCCGCCGGCAGGTAGCTGCGGTTGAAGCCGAGGCGGCGCAGGATCCGCGAGACGATCACGCCGTCGAGGTCGACGCCCGGCACCGGGCGCGAGGCGACCTCGACCGCCTTGGGCAGCGTCATGACGACCAGCTGGCCTTCCTCGATGTAGCCGCCGAGGAAGGCGGTGATCAGATCGAACTCGTGGCGCGTGGGATAGGTCATGCCGCGATCCGATCCTGCCGGATGCCGGCGTCGCGGATCTCGCGGCCGTGCTGTGTCAGCGTGAGAAAGGGCATCGGCGTGGCGCGGGCGAGCGCCTCGCGCAGGTAGACGAGGCGGATCAGCGCTGGCCGCTGGTCGTAGGACGGCGTGCCGGCGTTCGGCCGGTGTGGATAGATCAGCGACGTGACGCTGCACCAGCGGATGTTGTCGCGCATGAGCAGGTCCGACTGGTGGCGCGGGACCGCGAAGTGCAGCAGCTGGATCGCGCGGCGCTGCCCGCCGGTCAGATCGCGATAGATCGCGACCCGCTCGGCGTCGCAGCCCCGGCAGCGGCAGCCGAGGACGGGGCTGCTATGTGTCCGTGCCGGATGCTTCACCGCGGCTCGTCCTGTCGGACGCGGATCACAATCTCCTGGCGGTTCTGCGTGATGTCGAAGGCGGTGAACAGCCGCATGGCGAGCTGCGGCGCAAGCTCCTTCAGCCGGGTCTCCACGCGCGCAGCCGCGGCCTTCGCCTCTTCCTCGACGATGCGATCGCATTCGATCCGCACCGCCTCGGAGATCGCCGGCAGCAGGCCGTCGAAGTCGGCCCGGCTGCTCACGCCGCGCGGTCCAGGTCGACGGCGACGCAGGCGCCGGCCGGCTTATGGTCGAGATAGTCGATCGCCGCCCAGATCAGCGCCGCGGCCTTGACCAGATTGGCGCGCGCGCTGCTTTCCGGCCGCCACGTCTCGGGTGCCCAAGGATAGGTCGGCTCCGGATGGTGGGTCGACACCGGGATGCCGGCGAGCTGGTCCGACGCGGTGTTGGCGTAGCTGATGCCCGCCAGCGCGAGATCCAGCAGCTCGTTGCCCTGATCGTGCGCCAGCGTGCGGCCGTAGCCGTCGACCTGCTTCATCCGCTCGGCGACGATCGCCGCGAAGCCGGCGCCGGTGAGCACCTGGATGCCGTCGCTGGTCACCGTCCGATCGACGGGGAAGGGCGCGTGGAAGGTCATTTCGGTCATGCTCGTACCTCCGTGGTGAATGCCCGCTCGGGCAGATGTGCGTGCAGCTTGGGAGCGACCCAGCGCGCCCAATCGACGAGGGCTTCCAGCGCCGTCTCGTCGTCGCCCGCCTCGGGGACGCCCGGGACGAGAAGGGTCTTGCCGTCGTAGGCGTGGCGGGCGGATGCCTCGATCAGGCGACGTCCGACCGCGGCCGCGCGGCACGAGTTGAAGGTGAAGAGCTTGATCGCGCCGCTCGGCGCGGTGCGGCTGACGCCGATCACTCCGGTGCGCCAGGCGTAGGCGCGATAATATTCCGGCTTGGGAAGGGCGGGCATGAAGCGGATCCTTCAGCAGGGGCCGACGCCGATCTCCGCGGCGTAGGCTTCGAGTTGCGCCAGCGTGTGGCGGAGGTTGGCGATGCGGGCGGGCAGGCGGCGCCACAGCGCGTCGCGGGCCGCTTCCAGCCGGCGATATTCGGCCAGCTCGCTCCGGCTCATCGATGACGCGTGCTTCCGGCGCAGCTGCGCCAGGCGCCGTTCGTGCGCGTTGAGCCGCGCGAGGGTCACAGCAGCCCGGTTTGCCATGCGACCAGCATCCCGATCGCCATCATGGCGAAGAGGGCGATCGCGCAGGCGAGCGAGGCGGCGCCGATCGCGCCCTCGTTGCCCTGAAGGACGCGGATCATGATCTCGATCCAGCGCGGCGCCGGCTGCAACTCCATCATCGCCGGCGCCGGGCGCGATGCCGGCGTCTCGATGGGGTACAGCGCGGTGAGGACGGCGGGCGCCCTCACTTGCCGGACGCCTTGCGAAGTGCGGCCGCGGCCAGCGCCTTGGCCGTCTCGCGCTGGCGATCGCGCGCCTTTGTCAACGACGAGATGATCAGATCGAGCATCTCGTCGTCGGGCGTGAAGGACAGCGCCAGGGCAACAGGAGCGCCCAGCGTCTTCTCGCCCCAAATGGTCATGACCGTTCGGTCAGCCTCGCCGCTAGTTCCTTTCGGTCGGACGACGCCCGTCGAGAACCGCTCGGAGTGCACGACGAGGAACGTCTCGCCGTCATGATCAACGATCTGAGGTTGCATCTGGGCGACGGAGCTGCCGACGCATTCCTTGTAGCCGGGCAGACGGCCGGTTGCGCTTTTGCTCATGCGACGTCGCCGAACAGGCTGTGGAGGTTCGCGCTCAGGCGGCTGTCGACCTCGACGCGCTCGGCGACGGCGCCGGCCTCGCGGGCGCCGGCCGGCAGCTGGCCGTCGAACCACAGGTCGACCGCGACGCGGCACCAGCGGCTGTGGCCCTGCGCGGTGGTGGTGAGCTTGCCGGCCTTGAGCAGCGGATAGGCCTTGGGGAAGCCTGCGGTCTCGATCAGCTGATCGATGTAGGTGCACAGCCACTTCTCGCGGCGGTGCGCCTGGCCGAGCCGGCCGGCGATATCGTAGATGCCGCACGTGCCGGCATTCCGGGGGTTGCTGCCGGCCAGCGCCGCCCGTGCAAGCGGCGTGGGCAGAACTGCCACGTTAGACATGCGCCGGCTCCCGCGTGAGGATGTCGGCGCACTCCAGCAATTCGACTAAGCGGCGGGCCCATTCGCGGGCGGCGTCGTCATTGCCGCATTGCTTGTGCGCGATGGCTTTCGCCATGGCGGTAGCGGCGGCACTGCGATCGATAACGACCATGATCCGTCTCCGTTCGGTAGTGAACGAAGGCAGATGTAAGCGCATTGCTTACAAAGTCAATTGGCTTTGTAAGGCCATCGCTTACTTTGAGGGTCTGGTCATCTCCGCTCGAAACGCGAGGACCTCGGCGGCCACCGTGTCGAGAACGCGCTGACGAGTCCTTTCATTCGTTGCAGCGGTAATTGGAGCGGCGTTTCTGGCTCGCATGAAGGCTTCGTTCGCTCGCGCCGACGCGGTTGCCTCCTCACGGCATGCTGCAACCGCCACTGTGGCAAGATCCAGCGCTGTCTCAGGTTGATCGGCCCAAGAAAGGGCTTTGACGACCGCGCACTTACCCCAGGCGACGTATGTTTGTTGAATGGCAACCGTTAGCGTGTCAGTGGCGGGTGCAGGCGTAACTACCTGCAAACCTATAACGAGAGATAGCAAGCCGCTGATCACGCCGCGGATCGACGCGGCTGATCCTCCGTCATTGGCGAAGCAATGCGCTCAATCATCGCCCTTTGTGTCTCTGAGGCCTCGCGATAATTGGCAAGGAGCTGCCGCTCCTCCAATGAAAGCCGATCAGGATTGTCGTCAGATGGAAGAATGTCGACTGGTGTGCACGACAGCGCGCGAGCCAACCGTCGCATATATTCGAGCGTCAGCTCCATGCGTCCGCGTTCAAGGTCGCTGACCGTCATCTTTGACGTGCCGATCAAGTCGCCCAGCGCCTGCTGAGATAATCCAGCGGCGACCCTCATTTCGCGGATCCGGTTTGGCGCGTCTTCCATGCGCGCAAACTGTAAGATTTCTGCTGACACGTTCGAGCCGCTAAATCTCTTACTTTCACTTGTCAAACGGTAAGCGGAAAGCTTACAAGCCTTCGTATGGTTACCGGACGCCCTGAACACCCGCTGCGCTCGTGGCGTAAGCGAAAGAACCTGACCCTTGATGCCGCGGCTCTCGCAGTCGGTACTGTGCGGCAGGTTTGGTACGATTGGGAGTCCGGCCGTCGTCGTCCCGGGCCGAGCTACATGCCTAAACTGCGGGAATTTACTTCCGGCGAGATCTCGGCGGATGACTTCTATCCGGCGGTCGACCGAGCCGCCTGATGGAAACGTCAGCACATTCGAAGTCATGGCCGTCTCTCCCGTACGGGGTGACCCTTGATCGGTGTTCCCGTTCTGTTCTTTCTGGGAACAGCGATCCAACAAATCAAGATACTTTGTTAACCGAAGATAGCACCGATGCGGACCTGCTCATGCCCGCAACTGTGCTCGGCCAGGATGCAGCCCCACTGCACCTGGCCAACCCTCTTTCCGTCTCCGCCGCGGCTGCGGCGTCGAGCGGCACCGGCAGGCGTACGGGCGGTGCGCCTGCCGGTGATTGCGCCCCCGACATCGCCGATCACACCAAGGTGCAGGGGGCATCATGAAACGGATCTGGCTTGCCGGCGTCCTGGCGCTGGTGGCGTCGTCGGTCGCGACGGCGCAAACCTCGTTTCCGAGCGCGGCGCCGGGCGTGCGCGTCGGCGGCTCGGTGATGCTGAGCTGCAATGCGGCCGGCGCCGCCTGCCAGCCGGTGTCGCCGGCGTCGCCGCTCGCGGCGCGCGCGACGGGCGGCCCGAGCATCGCGACGGGCCAGACGTCGGTGGGCACCGCCGCGACGCTGGTCGCCGCAGCGCGTCCCGGCCGGCAGACGATTCTCGTCTCGATCGGCGCGGCGAACGCCTGCGTCTTCGGTCCCGCCGGCGTCACCGCGTCGACGGGCTTCTCGCTCCAGCCGGTTGCCGGCGCCAGCATGACGATCGACACGGCCGCCGAGCTGTGGGCGGCGTGCTCGGCGACGACGACGGTCAGCGTTCTCGAGGAATTCTGATGCGCGCGCTGCTCATGGCGGCGGCCGTGCTCGGCGCCGGTCCCGCGGCGGCCCAGGTCGCCTACCCCCCCGTCGCGCCGCAGTGGGTGGCGCAGCAGACGGTCACGCTCAACAGCACGGGCGATGCGACCTGGTCGTTCGACCCCGACAGCCTGCCGCCGGTGGTGCCTGCGGTCGTCCACATGCCGAAGGCGATGGACACGACCAACCCGATCACCTGCAACTTCACCGCGATCAGCCGCACGGGCGTGACGGTGCATTGCTGGCGGACGACGTTGCTCGGCCTGCTGACCAACCTCTACAGCGGCAGCGTCAACGGCGCGCAGGTCAATCTGGTCGCGCGGGCGATTCCATGAGCTGGCCCGAGCCGCACGTCTCGAACTATGCGCCGCGTCGCCGGCTGGCGATCGTCATTGCCGGCGCCGTCGCCGGCTGGGCGATCGTCTTCGCGGCGATCGTCGCCGCCTGACATGTCGCAGCCGCGTCGTACCGAACCCGTGATCAGCGTCCGCGAGATCGAGATGCAGGCGCGGGGCCGCGTCGAGGCGATCGGCCGCGACTGCCTGCCCGGCGCGATCAAGGACGGCCAGTATCTCAAGGCGGGATCGATCGGGGGTGAGCGCGGCGGCAGCCTGGTGCTCAACCTCGCCGGCGCGAACAAGGGCATGTGGAAGGATTGGTCCGGCACCGACCAGGGCGACATGATCGGCCTGGTCGAGCGGACCAAGTTCGGCGGGGACCGCGGCAAGGCCGTGCAGTGGCTGAAATCCTTCCTCGGGCTCGATCATCTCGACCCCGGCCGGATCGCGCAGGTCCGCGCCGAGGCGGCGCAGGCGGATGCCGATATGCAGGCGGAGGCCTCGCGCGAGGCGGAGGCCAAGAAGCGCGGCGCGCGGGCGCTGTGGCTCAACGGCACGCCGTCGATCGAGGACACGCCCGCCGCACGCTATCTCGACGCGCGCGGGATCCGCATGCCCGTGCTTGGCCACTGGCCCCGGTCCCTGCGCTTCCATAGCGAGGTGTGGAACCGCGATGCCGGCGTGAAGCTGCCCGCGATGGTGTCGCAGGTCATCCTGCCGACCGGCGAGCATGTCGCCACCCACCGCACCTGGCTGGGCCGCTGCCCGGCGACGCGCATCTGGGTGAAGGCGGACGCCGCGGATCTCGCGGTGCCGCGCGGCAATGCCAAGAAGATGCTCGGCAAGAGCCGCGGCGGCTTCATTCCGCTGCGCAAGGGCGCCTCGCAGCAGGCGATGGGCCGCATGCGCCGGCCGGAGACGCTCTACGTCACCGAGGGCATCGAGGACGGTCTGACCGTCGCGATGTGCAAGCCCGATGCCCGGGTGATCGCCGCTTATTCGCTTGGCAACCTCGGCGCGATCGAATTCCCGCCCGAGATCGAGACGATCGTCCTCGTCGCCGATCGCGATGACGGCGCGCAGGAGCAGGAAAAGCTCGAACGCGCCATCGCCCGTCAACAGGCACGCGGCCACCGCGTGCAGCTCGTCCTCCCCCCGCCCGGGTTGAAGGACGTCAACGCCTGGCTGCTGGCCGGGCTGGAGAGTGCCGCGTGACCAAGCCTTCCCCCGACAACGTCGTGTCGATCGCGGCCGCCCTGGACGCGCCGATGGACGCGCCGTTGCTCGCCAGCGCCGGCGACCAGGCGCCGTTCGGCGGCCGCGACGAGGACGACGACATGGATCGGCCGCGCGTTCCGCGCGACTGCCCGGTCAAGCCGCTCGGCATCGGCCTCGATGGCCAGACGTGCTTCTACCTCAACATGCTTGGCCAGATGGTGCCGCTGGGCCCGCGCGACCATGGCAAGAACAACCTGCACGCGCTGTTCTCGCCACATACGCACCTGCTCGCCAAGTATTGGCCACGGTGGTCCGAACCAAAGCGCGATCGCCAAGGTAATGTTACCAAAGAAAGCGAGATCGTCGGCTTCAAGCAGGACGATGCGTCCGAAGCGCTGATCGCGGCCTGCGGCTATGCCGGCATCTTCGACGCGCAAGGGCGTGTCCGCGGCCGCGGCGCACATCGCGGCGCCGGCAAGCAGCTGATCGTCCACTATGGCGACACGGTGATGATGGCGACGCCGGCGGTGGCGGCGAAGGGCATCGCGGGCGGCGTCGACTGGCATTCGACCGGCCTGATCGACAATTACGTCTATCCGGCCGCGGCGCCGATGCCCCGACCCGATCACCGGAAGCCCGGGACGGTCGAGGTCGAGCAGCTCGCCGCGCTGATCAACACCTGGAACTGGCGCCGCGGTCACCGCGATGCGCTGCTTGCGTTCGGCTGGCTCGCCCAGACCACGATTTCCGGTGCGCTGGGCTGGCGCAGCCACCTGTTCGTGACGGGCGGCGCCGGCACCGGCAAGTCGTCGTTCAACGGCAAGGAAGGCCTGTGCGATCGGCTGCTCGCCAAGGGCGTGCTGCGCACCGGCGGTGCGACCGAGGCGGCGGTGCGGCAGAAGCTGCGCGCGCAGACCATCCCGGTCATCTTCGACGAATTCGAGCCCAACGCCTTCAACGCGCACAAGCTCGCGGCCGTCCTGGAGCTCGCGCGCGTCGCCAGCTCGGGCGACGACATGCATAAGGGCGGCAGCGACCACAATGCGGCCGAATTCACCCTCAACTCGTGCTTCCAGTTCTCTGCGATCCTCACCCCGCCGATGGAGCCGCAGGATCGCAGCCGCTTCGCCGTCCTCGAGCTGGAGCCGCTGCCGTCCAATGCGCCGAAACTCGACCTCGACGCCGTCGACCTGCCGGCGATCGGCGCGATCCTCGCCAAGCGGATGATCGATGGCTGGGCGCGCTGGCATGCGACGTTCCTCGCCTATCACGACGCGCTGATGAAGCGCGGCCACACGTCGCGCAGCGCCGACACGTTCGGTACGCTGCTCGCGGCGTCGGATCTGGCGCTGTACGATCACCTCAACGTTGACGTCATCGACGAGCTGGCGATCGAATTCGCGCCGGACGGGCTGGTCGAGATCTCGGAGAGCGCGCCGGACCACGTGCGGTGCCTGACGCATCTCAGCACCACCATGCAGCAGTCGCGCGGCGGTGACGCACGCGAGACGATCGCGACTTGGATCGGCAAGGCGGTGGCGCAGGAAGACGCCGGCGGTGGCAGCGGCACGACCCGCCAGGACATCTCCCTGGCCCGCACCAAACTCGGCGAGCTGGGGCTGAAGGTCGTCAACGCCCGCCGGCTGCCCGACGACGAGAGCAACAGGCCGCGTTTCGGGGCCTCCGAGCACATCGCAGGGCAGCCGTGCTACCTCGCGGTGGCGCAGGACCATCGCGCGTTGACGGAGATATTCTCGCCCACCAAGTGGGCTAGTGGCGGCTGGGGTCAGACCCTGGCCCGCTCGCCGGCCGCGATCCGAGGGCCGAAGGTCAAGTTCAACCGCAATTCGCTGACGGCCGTCCTGGTGCCGATCGAGCTGATCGTCGACCCGGCCGACGTGGCCGGATGGGTCGCATGCCCTGCGATCGAGGCGGTCGCACAATGACGCGCATGGCCAACGGAGCGCAGCGGAGTGGTGCGGCCATGCTCTCTCTCGTCTTCACGCAACCGCGTGAAGACTACGAACATGCCTCGCGAATACTTTCTTCCTTCTTTTTTTGCGTCTCCCCGACCCCGGCCCGTTGGCTTCAGGGACATTTGGGGGCAAGGTGGCCGGGCGGACAATCGCCGGGTTCTGTGGTTCTACACGGGACAGGGGGCAGAACCGCTAAACACCTGAAATCTAATGGTTCTGTGGTTCTGTTCCGAAACCTCACGCGTGACGCGCATGCGGACGCGTGTGCCCACACGCGTATACGCGAGGGTTTAAAACTCAGAACCTCAGAACCAGACCTAATTATTGAGGTATTAGAGAGGTTTACCGGTTCTGTAACGGTTCTGCGCTGGTTCTGTCAGAACCGCTCAGCCGCACCCGTCGGCACGTTCGCGAGCGATGTCAGTGGCTTAGCCTTCGCCGACACGAATAAAATATCGGGTGGATATGCCGTCCGGCGCATCGCTGCCTCGACCGGCGCGGATCTGGGCCTCGATGGAGCCGCTGCGCGCGCAAACTTTCGGGCCCAGGTGCGCGGGGCGGCCGGGCTGGCGGCGTCGATCGAGGTCGGCGGGGCGGCGGGCAAGAATGGCAGAAATCAGCCGTTTTTCGGGGCCGCGGATGGCCGTGTTGGAATGCCGATGTTGGAATGCGGCCAAGAAACCGCAGAAAACCGTGCCTCTCACCATGGGCTGCGCAAGCCTGCGAGGTTGGCCGGCCACCGCCTGGCCGGCCAGCTGGCCCCCCGGGGGGGCGGCGCCGATCGCGAGGGGGGCACCCCCCCCACCGGGCCGCGCCTCTCTCTTCGGCCCTGCGCGCAGCCAATTTTCTGGATTTCGACTGACCTCGAAACTCGCAGGTCGACGACCAGCGTGGCGGATCGGGACAGTCGCCTTAGCTCGAAACCGGAAATGGGGTCGGGGGTCTGCGACCTCCCGCCTGCGTCAGATGATCGAGGCGCGTGCGCGCTCAATCGGGGACAGCAGCGGCGGGTCGGGGAGCAGAGGGCGGTCCTAAGCTGGGGGCGTAGCCGGGAACGGTCGACGCTATGGGGAGGGCTGCACCGTGTCAACTGACCTGACCGGCGACGCCGCGATCGGCCACGCGATCATGACCGACGTGCAGCAGCAGCTCGATGCCGATCGCGTTGAGGCCGAGCAGCTCGACCTGCTGGAGCCGGTTACCCCGGAGGATATCTGGGCGGCGCGCGAGGATCTCGGCGCGGACGCAACCCCCAACGAGGTGACCAAGGCTGCGCGGGCGCGCAAGCGCGGCCGGCCGGCCGGCGCGCGCAACCGCCGCACCGACGACCTGGAGCGTTGGCTGCTGGCGCACGGGCAGCATCCGGCCAAGACCCTGATGGAGATCCAGTCGACCGCGCCCGAGGTGCTGATGGAGGCGTCGAAGCGCCGCAAGGTCCACAGCTTCCAGAAGGACGGCACGCCGAACGTCGTCGTCGAGCACATGACCTACGAGGCGGCGCAGTCGCTGCGCGCCCGCTGCGCCGACATGCTCATGCCGTACCTGGTCGGCAAGAAACCGATCACCGTTGACATGAATTTCAGCGGCGTCGCCGACATGTTCATCGAGGGCGTGACCCACTCGGCCGACGAGATGGCCGAGATCATGGACGCCGAGTACCTGCCGGTCGGCGACGACGAGGCGGCGGGCTGATGGGCATGGTCGCGCCTCGCCGGCTGATCTCCCCTGGGCCCGTCGCCGACGGGTTCGTGAAGAGCCGCGCGTTCATCTGCGGGATCATCGGCCCGGTCGGGTCGGGAAAGACCATGGCGGCGCTGCAAAAGGGGCTGCGGGTCGCGTCCAAGCAGCTGGGCGTCGTGCGCGAGGACGGCGTGATCGTGCGCAAGGCGCGGATCGGCGTCATCCGCGAGAGCTATCCGAGCCTCCAATCGACGACGCTGAAGAGCTGGTTCCGCATCGTGCCGGAGGCGGAAGGGCATTTCAGCTGGAAAGCGCCCTACACCCACACCTTCCGGAAAATCCTCAAGCGGGAGGGCAACCGCAAGGACGGCCGCGTCCTCGAAATCCTCGAATGCGAATTCGAATTCCGGGCGATCGGCGACCTGTCGGTCGAAGAGGCGTGCCGCGGCTGGGAAGTCAACGCAGTCATCATCGACGAGGCGGATCTCCAGCCGCACAATCTCGTCGCTTTCCTCACCGGCCGCGTCGGCCGCTTCAGCGATCTCGATCCTTCGACCGTCGTCGATCCGCAGATCATCCTCTCGCTGAACATGCCCGACATCGAGAACCACATCTACACGCTGCTGTTCGACGAAGCGGGCGAAGCGCTGGGGCTGACCCCGGAGGAGGCCCAGATCCTGCAGGAGACGCTCGGCGAGCGGCCGCTGATCGAGCGTTTCGTCCAGCCGGGCGGGCGCGAGCCCGACGCGGAAAACCTGCACAACCTGCCCGGCGGCCGCGGTTACTACGTGCTGCAGGTGGCGGCGAACCGGCACACCCCCGGGTACGTCGATCGCATGGTCGACAACAAGCCGGTGCCGATCATGCACGGCCAGGCGGTCAATGCCGGGTTCGTCTACACCCGCCACGTCCAGCCGGTGGCGTGGGACAAGCGCCGCAAGCTGATCGTCGGCGTCGACCAGGGCCTGTTCGCCGCGGCGGTGTTCCTCCAGCGCGACTGGGACGGCTCGATCCGGACGCTGGGCGAGGTGGTCAACACGACGCGAGGCGAGGGCGGCAAGCTCGGGCTGGTGAAGACCGGGCCCACCGCGTTCGGCAAGCGCGTGCGTCAGCACATCGCCGACCACTTCCCCGACATCACGCCGGAGAACATCCGCGTAGTCGCTGATCCTGCCGCGTTCGCCGCCAACGATCGCGCCGACAGCGAGCACGACTGGCTGCTGGCGTTCCAGAAGGCGCTCGGCATCAAGGTGCACAAGGCGAAGTCGAACAGCCCGGCGTTGCGCAACCAAGCGATCTGGACCGCCCAGGGCGAGATCGGCGGTTACACCGTCGACCCGTCCGCCAAGCACCTGATCAAGGCCCATTCGGGCGGCTACCGCTACGCCAAGGCGGAGCTGAGCACCGGCGAGACGCGCGGTCATCTGGAGATCCAGGACACGATCTACACGCACGTTGCCGACGCCGAGCAATACGCCGCGCTCGAAGGCGAGCACGTCATCGGAGACCTGCGCGGCAAGGAACGCCGGCGCCGTCCCGTGACCAACGACAGCGATTTCGATGTCCACCAGGGGGTGAGGTGAATGGCTCTTTTGAAACCAATCGGAAAGGCGGTCGGCAGCGTCCTGAAGGCGGTGGGGGTGGTGTCCACCCCCGGCAAGCCGCCGACGCCGCTGCGCTCCGTCACCCGTGACGATGCGGCCGCAACCGTCGCGGCCGACGACGAACTCCGCCGGCGGCAGGGTGCTGCCGCGGACATCATCACCGGGAGCGCGGGCGCCGAGGCCCCGCTGACCGGTGGCAAGCTAACCCTCGGCAGCTGAAAGGTTACAAGTGGATAATCAACACAAGAAGATCGCTGGTTATCGCGATCTCTCGCAAGCCGAGATCGACGCCATGAACGACTGCAAGTCGATCGAGCGTAAGTTCAACAGCATGATCGACCGGCTCAAGACTGTGCCCGGCGTCGATCAGCGCAACGTCGCACTCGCGCAAACCTATGGCGAGAACGCCTTCATGCGCGCGGTACGTGCCGTGGCGCAGCCGGCGCGCCTCGTCGAAGAAGCCGAGGTCGAAGCATGATCGGCGATACACCCGACCGTGATGCCGAGCTGCGCGACGAATTCGTCGCAGCAGAAGATCCGGAGAGCCCGCGCGCGCTGAAGCGTCGGATCGACGATCTCGAACAGCGGCTCGCGAACATCGAGCACGCGACCCACACCAACATTTGAAGGAAAGACTATGCGAGTTCTTGCAATCGCGATGCTCTGTCATGCGGCTAACGCCGCCTATTGCGCATCGATCGGCGACAACAGCCAAGTGCCATGGGATCAGGCACCCGAATGGCAGAAGGATAGCGCCGTGAAGGGCGTGGAATTTTGCTTGGCGAACCCGGACGCCCCCGCCAGCGCGAACCACGAAAGCTGGATGAAAGAGAAGGTCGATGCCGGCTGGGTCTACGGCGAGACGAAAGATCCCGACGCGAAGCCCCCGACGCATCCCTGCATCGTTCCGTTCGACGAGTTGCCGGCGGAACAGCAGTTCAAGGACGTCCTTTTCAAGACGATCGTCGCCGGGTGCGTCGAAGCGAATGCCGAGATGACGGCGCTCACCGAACTGCTTGACGCCTCCGAAGAGGATGGCGCGTCGACCGACGACCAGATCCGCGTCCTCACCGAAGAGCGCGACGCGGCGATCGCGCGCGCCGAGAAGGCGGAGGGCGGCGAGAAGCGTGCCAAGGCATCGCTGACCAAGGCCACCACCCCGGCCAAGCCGCGCAAGATCGGCGCGCTCGGCGAGGACAAGGCGCTCGCCGGCGACGATCTCCGCAAGGCGATCGACGATGCCGACGAGGTGCAGATCGCGTTCTCGGACGGCACCCGCGAGGTGCATGGCATCGCGCCGATCAACGTCGCCGGCGACGCCTGGGGCGATCACCAGTTCGGACTGGTGCTGAAGGAAGACGCGACGATCGAGGGGCCGCGCGAGGGCAGCAGCGTGACGATCGACGGCTATGCGCTCATCCTCGACGGCAAGCACGTCGCCTATGCGCGGCGCTCGACGCCGCTCCAGGTCGCACCCGGGCAGCGGGTGAGCCTGAAGGACGATATCATCTTCTGACCAGCCGGGGCGCCGCCTCCTGGTGGCGCCCCCATTACCGGGGGCGGGCATGGCCGACGACAGCATCCAAGACGACGAGCAGGTTCGTAACCACCTGCGCAACCATGACCGCCTCGTGTCGCTTCGCGCGCCGTACGAGGCGGTGTGGCGCGAGATCGATGAGCGCGTGAACCCCATGGGGGCGGGCACGATCGGCGCAGCGACCGGCGCGGCCGGGCGCATGGCGCGCGCCGGTACCGTGAAGGGCTCGCAGAATTTCGACGTGACCGCGGTGGAAAGCCTCGACCGCTTTTCGGCCGCCATGTCGGCGATCACCGTGCCGCGGAACACCCAATACATCCGGCTCAAGTTCCGCGACCCGGATCTCGACAAGCTGCCCGAGGTGCGCCGCTGGTGCGAGACGGCGGCCGATCGGCTGCATGCCATCCGCTATGCGCCGCACGCCGCGTTCGCCGTCCAGGCGATCAAGGATTTCCGGCAGCTCGGCCGCTATGGCACCGGGCCGCTGTGGACCGGCGAGAAGAAGGGGCTCGGCCTGTTCTACCGCGCCCTGCACATGGCGGAATGCTACATCGACGAGGACTTCTCGGGCCAGATCGACACCGTCCATCGCCGCTACACCCGCAACGCGCGCCAGCTCGAACAGGAATACGGCCGCGACGCGCTGACGCCGAAGATGCGCCAGGCGCTCGACGACAAGAAATACGACACGGAATTCGAGATCCTGCACGTCGTCTGCCCGAACGCCGACCTGCAACCCGATCGTTTCGACTGGCGCGGCAAGCGCATCGCCAGCTCGCACATCGCGCTCGACGAAAAGTGCTTCCTGCGCCGCGCCGGCTTCGGCTCGATGCCGATCAGCGTGTCGCGCCACATGTCGGAGGCGGGCGAGATCTACGGCTGGTCGCCGGCGCTGAAGGTGCTGCCGTCGATCCGTTCGGCGAACGTCATGAAGCAGACGATCATGCGGTCGGCGCACAAGTCGGTCGATCCGGCACTCGCGTTCTATGACGACGACGGCATCACCTCGCTGGTCACCCGCCCCGGCGGGCTCAACCCCGGCCTCGTCGACGACAACGGCCGGCTGATGGTGCAGGCGCTGCCGACCGGATCGAACCTGCCGATCGGCATGGAGATGGTCGAGAGCGAGCGTAGCGACATCCGCACCGCTTTCCTCGAGGACTTCTTCAAGATCCTGACCGACCCGTCCGATCGCATGACGGCGACGCAGGTGCTTGAGATGGTCGGCAAGCAGGGCGCGCTGGTCGCCCCCTATGCCGGCCAGTACGAAAGCGAGAAGCAGAACCCGGTCACCCAGCGCGATCTGGATCTCGCCATGGCGGCCGGCCAGGTCGAGCCGTTCCCCGACGTCGTCACCGAGGCCGGCGCCTATCCGCTGGTCGAATACGAAAACCCCCTGACGCGCATGGCGCGCGCCGAGGAAGCGGCCGGCCTGACGCGCTGGATCGAGGCCATGACGCCGCTGTCGCAGGCCGATGGCGGTGCCGTGTTCGACCACATCGACACGGATGCCGCGGCGCCGGGCCTCGCCGACGTGCTGGGCGTCCGGCCGAGCTGGGTCGCGACGGCCGAGCAGGTCGCCGCCAAGCGCAAGGCGCGCGAAGACAGCAAGGCGATGGAGGCGGCCGCCCCGGGGATCGCCGACGTCGCCGGCGCCTACAAGGACATCGCGTCCGCCAATCAGATCACGGAGGCCGCATAATGGAGCAAGCTCAAACCGTACTCACAAGTGTGAACACGATGACGCGAACCGGGCGGGCGGCGCGGCGGCTGGTGCTGTTCGATCGGGCGAAAGAGGCGATGGGCAGCGCCCGTCGTCTCGGCGAAGTTATCGGCGTCTGCCGTCGCAATGTCCACCAGAAGCTGGAGAACGATCGGCATCTCACCGATTGGGAGTTGAAGCTAGCGGCCGACGAGATCGATCGCATGGCACGCGAGTTCGACCAGCTCGCGGCTGACATCCGGAAGGTGCTGGCATGAACGAACGGAACCGCCGGCGCTGGCGCGCGGTGCAGATCTCGCGCGACTGGAAAGAGCTGCTGCCGTCCATGTCGGCGCCGGCCTGGCTGCGCACGATCGCGGCGCTGCTGACGGCGATCGTCGGCCGGCGCTGGGCCTATCGCACCGCATTCACGGGTGACGACGGTGCCATGCGCATCGCCACCCAGCACGTCCTGGCGGACCTGCGCGAATACAGCTTCGCGCGGACGTCCGCCTTTGACCCAGATCCGATCATCATGGCGCGGCGGCAGGGCCGGCGCGACGTGTGGCTGCGGATCTCGAACTACCTCAACCTGGACGAAGCCCAGGTTCAAACCCTGATGGAGATTGACGATGGCATTTGAGGGCAGCGAAGACGTCGGTGGCGCAGACGAGCTGCTGGGCGGTGGGGCTGGCGGTGACGCCGGCACCGGCGGTGGTGATGGCGGTGCCTCCGGTGCAGCCGCGGAAGGCGGCGAAGGGCAGGGCGGCGAAGGCGGTGCCGCTGCGCCCGACTGGTTCGAGAAGGTCTCGGCAAACGCTGGCGAGGGCGAGACGTCGTCGAACCGCGACTGGCTGGCGGCCAAGGGCGTCAAGGATATCGACGGCCTGGTGAAGATCACCCGCGATACCGAAAAGGCGTTGCGCGAGGGCGGCCGGATCAAGGTCCCCGGCGAGGGCGCCAAGCCGGAAGAGATCTCGGCGTTCCACAAGGCGATCGGCGTGCCCGAAGCGATCGAGGGCTATGAAATCAAAGGGCCGGAAGGCGTGCCGCTCAACGAGCCGCTGATCGCCGGGCTGCGCGAAAGCGCCCTGAAGCATGGCGCGCCGAAGGGTGCGTTCGAAGGGCTGGTCGGCGACTTCATCAAGCTCCAGATGGACGAGGCCGCGACCGAGGCGAAGCGGCAGGACGACCTCGCCGCCAACTGGCTGAAGGAACAGGGGGCAAAGGTCGAAGAGCAGAAGGCGCATATTAACACCGCGGCTCGATCGCTCGGCTTCACCAAGGCCGACATGGCGGGTCTGCGTGCCGGCCTCGGGGCCGATCGCGCGCTCGGCCTGCTGGCGAAGCTCGGCGCCGGCATGGCGGAGGACGTGCTGACCACCGGCGGCAGCAATCGCTTCGGCATTTCGGGCGCAGAGGCGCAGACGGAACTCGATCGACTGAAGAACGACAAGGCGTTCCAGGATAAAAACGTGCCCGGCTCGCCCGAGCGCACGCGGTGGGATCGCCTCAACAAGCAGGCCGCCGCCTACAACGCAGCGCAGGCGGAGGGCTGACGCGAAAAATGTCGATTGACGACCGATTCGCCGTGTGAAATTGAAGCGTTACCGGCGCCGGGGGGAGCCGATCAAATCCCCCCGAACCTTAGTGCCCGCCTAGCCTCGTCGCCCGGGTCCCCCTGCTGGAGTGCAGCGCCGATCGCGGGCGTTAAACGATAGAGTGGCCGGACGTCGCCGTCCCCTAGCCAATCGAAATCGGATCAAACCTTTTTCGTGAGGCCGCAATGGCAGACGTCAACACGACCGCGAACTATGAATTCAAGAACAACCTCGAACTGAAGCTTCAGCAGAAGACGTCCGTTCTGTGGGACACCACCGAAGAACAGGATTGCGCCGGCTCCGAGAAGGAGACGGTCAAGGATCTGCTGGGCGAAGCGAAGCCGCAGGAGGCCGACGAGCGCTACGGCGATCTGAAGCGCACCCCGGTCGACCATGACCGCGTCTGGATCGTCAAGCCGAACGAGCTCTACTTCAACGAATACGTCGACGGCGCCGACGAGCTCGCCACCAAGATCGGTCTCGAAGGCGGCTACACCATGGCCGCCATGGCGACGATCCATCGCGCCTGGGACAGCCAGATCCTCGCCGGCATGTATGGCTCGATGCTGATGGGCAAGGACGGCACGATCACGCAGCCGCTCGCCGGGGGCGCGACCGTGCCGGTGACGGTGGGCGGGGCCTCGGGCCCGCAGCGCATGAACGTCGCCAAGGTCCGCGCGGCCAAGGTAATGCTCGGTCAGGCGTTCAACGATCCGTCCGACAAGCGCTACATGGCGCTCAGCGAGGTGCAGCGCGACGATCTGCTCAACGAGGTGCAGGCGACCAGCGGGGACTATTCCAAGGCGTTCGGCATCCGCCTCGACGCGGATGGCAACCTGATCGGCATCCTCGGCTTCAACCTGGTCAACATCGAGCTGCGCAATCCGAGCCTCGGCGCGTTCCAGCGCGGCCTGACGGTGACCGCCCAGGGTTACACCCGCAACCCGTTCTGGGTGAAGTCGGGCGTGCGCAAGGGCGTGTGGCAGAAGATCCGCACGGCGATCAAGGACCAGCCGTCCAAGGTCAACACCCGCAGCGTTTTCGCCGGCACCACCGTCGCCGCGACCCGCACCCAGGCCGGCAAAGTCGGCATCATCGAAAACAGCGAGGCTTGATCCATGGCTGACGTCTACGCACTCGAATTCGTCGGCGGTCCCGACGGCACGTCGATGCCGCCGAAGAAGCTCGACGGCCGCCTGGTCAGCGCGAAGAAGCGCCGCACCCGCGCGGTCAAGCCGGCGACCATCCTCAACGTCGGCGATCGGCTGTACATCGGCAAGCTGCCGCAGGACGCCGTCCTCCAGGCGCTCACCGTCAACACCGACACCTCGTTCGGCTCGACGACACTGTCGATCGGCACCACCTTGCAGCCGACGAAGTACGTCAACGGCAAGACGGTGACTGCGACGGACGTGCCGACCGGCATCGGTCCCAGCGCCGCGGCCGCGCGCAACGCGCCGGTCACCGCCGACGAAGATCTGTGGGTGACGATCGGCACCGCGGCGATTGCCGCGGCGGTGCTCGCCACCTTCTACATGGAATATACGATCGCGACCTGACGGTCGCCACACGCTTGGGCCGGACCTGCGGGGCGCAGGACCGGCCCGGGGCCGGGCAGCGCCGTAATCGCTGCCCGGCATTCCCGTTTCTAAAAGGGCATTGTCGATGGCTCAGGTCAAGCTCACCGTCACCCGCGGCAAACCGCACATCAAGGACATCACCGTCGCTGCCGGCACGCCGATCGCCGGGTCCGATGCGATAGAGCTCAACATCGATCAGACCAAGATCAGCAAGGGCGACGCCCTCACCATGATCGACAACCTGCGCGCCAAAATCTACGCGTCGCCTTGGCCGCTGTCCTGAGGCGATAGGTGGCGGACTTCGTCACCATCGCAAATCTGGCGGCCTCGGCGCTCGGCGAGGACGATCAGCTGTCGTCGCAAGACGATGACACCCACCTCTCGCGCTCCGTCCAAGCCGTATGGGACGTCGAGCGCCGCGCCGCGCTGCGGGATCATAGCTGGAACTTCGCGATGCGCCGCCAGGCGCTTCCGGCGTCGTCCGGCGAGCAGGACCCCTTTCCCTTCAGCTTCGTCTACCGCCTTCCCGCCGATTGCGTGCGTTTGATCGAGGTCACTGGTTTCGGCCGCAGCGACTATCAGCTCGAAGGCGGCTTCATCATGTCGAACGCCGTGGCGCCGCTTCGCGTGCGCTATCTCGTCGACGTGGTCGAACCGGCCCGCTGGGATGATCTGTTCGTCAAGGCGTTCGCCATGCGCGTCGCCTGGCAGATCGCCGATCGGATCACCGGCGATCCCAACCGCGTCCAGCTCGCCGAGCGGCGGTACCGCGACGCGCTCGGCGAGGCGAAGCGCGTCGACGCGCGCGAGAACCCGCAGGTGCCGTTCGAGCCGAGCGGCTGGGAGATGGCGCGCGGCTGGGGCGGCGACGATCTCGATCGGCGTCGCTTCGTCGCTACCCCCGAGCCGTTCCCGACACGGCCGCCGACCGCCGTGCCGCCGGCGGATCCCCAGTGGGGGACGATCCAATGGTAGGGATCCGCTTTACTCGTGTGATCGAAGCGCCGTCGCAAGGCGAGCCGAACACGGTCTATTTCGTCAAGCCACCACTCGCGACGGAGATGGACATCCTCGTCGCTGGCAGCGACGGCGTTCCGGTACCGCTGGCCGTTCGAGCGATCGGAGAGGGTGGCTATACCGACGCGCAGGTTCGCCAAGTCGTTGCGGCTGCGCTGACGGCAGGCACCAACGTCAAGATCGCGATCGACCAGAACGCAGGCACGTTCACGATCAGCGCGACCGGATCGACGGCCGCGGCCGACTGGCAAAGCATCACCGGCAAGCCGACGACGCTCAACGGCTTCGGCATCACCGATGCGCAGCCGCTCGATGCGGATCTGACTGCGATTGCGGCGCTGGCGACGGCGGCATTCGGCCGCTCGATGCTCACCGCGGCGGACGCGCCGGCGATGCGCTCGCTGCTGGCGCTCGGCACCGCGGCGCTGGCGACACTCGGCACCAACGCCGGCAACGCCCTGCAGCTCGACGGCAACGGCAAGGTCCCTACCAACAATCTGCCCGAGGCAATCCTCGGCGCGATGAAGTACCAAGGCACGTGGGACGCCAGCGCCAACGCGCCGACGCTGTCCGCTAGCCCGGCCGCGACCACCAAGGGCTTCTACTACGTCGTCTCCGTAGCCGGCGCGACCAACCTCAGCGGCGTAACCGACTGGAAGGTCGGCGACTGGGCCGTCTCGAACGGCACCACCTGGGACAAGGTCGACAGCTCGGACCAGGTCAACTCGGTGGCCGGCCTTATGGGGACGATCAGCGCGGCGGCCCTCAAAGGTGCGCTCAATCTCTCTGGCACCAACACTGGCGACCAGACCGACATTGCTGGAAACGCTGGGACGGCGACCAAGCTCGCCACGGCGAGGAAGATCAACGGGGTCGCTTTCGATGGCTCGCAGGACATCACGCTACCTTCCTCAGGCGGCACGGGTGGCGGCGGCCTTAAAGCGTACATGAAAAAGACGCGCGTTACGGGCAACGTTGTGGTCCCTTGGAGCAACACCACTTTTTCCGACTTTGACAACAATCTCGTACTGCGGGTGATCGCCGCGGTAGATGATCTCCTTGAAGTGTCGGGCTACTACCAGGGCGGCGATGCCAACACCGCTTCCGTTGAGTTCAATATCGAGACCCGGGTTGCGGGCGTAGCGAAGAACCGCGGCCTCGGAGCGCTTGGGTCGTCTACCTCGCTGCCCAACTGGCCGGTGCGGCCGAATGACTATTTCGGTGTGACGGGCGTACTGGAATATACTGTCAAAGCCGAGGACATCGACGCTGACGGATACATCAACTTGTATCCGGTTGCTCGCTCCAACGGAGGCAACAGCCAAGCGCGAACCGTATTCGCCAACGGCAGTGTGCCATTCGTGTTCACTGTCAAGAATTTTGGGAAGCCGCCGACGTGAGCCTTCAGCGTCCGATCGCCACCAGCTTCAACGGCGGTGAGCTCAGCCCCCGCATGGGGGGCCGCATCGACACGGCGATCTACCAGGTCGGTCTGCAGGAAGCGCTCAACTTCGTGCCCACCGTCGAGGGCGCGCTCGTCAAACGTCCCGGGTTCGAGCACATCCGGAGCGCCGCGAGCACGGCGAGCTGGCTCGGCAAGTTCCGTTTCAACCTAACGCAGGACTATGTGATCGAATGGAGCGACGGGAAGCTCCGCTTCTACACCAACGACGTCCGGATCGAGACGGCGCCCGGCGTGCCCTACGAGGTGGCGGTGCCCTACAGCGCGGCCGATGCGCCGTTCGTCTCCTGCCAGCAGAGCTTCGATCGGCTATATCTCGACCACCCGAAATACCCGCCGGCGCGGCTGACCCGGACGTCGGCGACCACCTTCACCTATGAGGTGTGCGCCTTCCAGAACGGTCCATTCGCGGACGGCAACGTCGACCAGGCCAAGGCGATCACCGTGTCGGGCACCACCGGGCAGGTGACGATATCGTCGCCGGCCGCGATCTTCCTGCCCGGCCATGTCGGCGCGCCGTTCCGCGTCGAGGCGTCCGACTTCTCGACGATCCCGGCGTGGGAAGCGCAGGTCAAGGGCATCAAAGTCGGCGACGTCCGCCGCTCGGATGGCAAGGCCTATACCGCCCAAACGGCCGGAACCACCGGCACCGTCGTTCTGACGCATACGACCGGCGCCGAATGGGACGGGTCGAACAGCAACGACATCAACGACAAGGGGCCGTTCGGCGTCCAGTGGGTCTACCGGCACGATCGGTTCGGCATGCTGACGATCACGGCGGTGTCGGGCGATGGCCTGAGTGCGACCGCGACCGTCACCCGCCGGCTGCCCGACAGCGTCACCACGGTGTCCACCTGGCGCTGGGCCCATGGCGCGTTTTCAGCCGCGGCGGGCTGGCCGTCCGTCGTCATCGCCTGGGGTAGCCGGCTCTGCCACTTCAAGACGTTCGAGCTGCTGGCGTCCGTCGCCGGCGACTATCTCAACCACGCGACCTATACCGCCAGCGGCGTGCTCGCCGGCGATCTCGCCTTCCGCCGCACGCTGTCGACCGAAGATCCCGTGCTGTGGGCGATGGGCGATCGCAAGCTGATCGTCGGCACCGCCAGCCGCGAGATCGCGATCGGCGCGATCAACCAGGCGCAGGCGGTGAGCGGCGACAACATCGAGGCGGTGCCGCAGAGCTTCTACGGCAGCGAGCAGGTGTTCCCCGCCCAGATCGCGACGACGGGCGTGTTCGTCCAGCGCGGCGGCCGCAAGCTCCGCCAGGCGGAATACGACTTCGCCCGCGACCGTTACCAGGCCGAGAACATGACCGTCTGGTGCCGTCACATCACTCGCAGCGGCGTGATCCAGCTCGCGTTCGCCAAGGAACCGGAGGAGCTGCTGGTCGGCGTACGCGGTGACGGAACGCTTCTGATCCACCCGCATGCCCCCGAGCAGGAGACGAAGGGCTTCGCACGCATCGAGCACGCCGGCGGCAAGATCCTGTCGGCGGTGACCTGCGCCAACGTCAGCGGCGACCAAGACGCGATCTGGGCGCTGGTGCTGCGTGATGACGGCTCGCGCAGCGTCGAGCGCATGGCCGACTGGCACGAGGACGAAGATCCAATCACCGACGCGTTCTACGTCGACAGCGGGAGCACGACGATCGCCGCGGCTGGCCAGACCCACTTCACCGGCGCCACCCAGCTCGCCGGCCTGGCTGTCGCGGTTCTGGCCGATGGGGGCGTCGTGTCCGGCGTCACCGTCGACGCGAACGGCAGTTTTAATCTCAATCCCGACGACGTCCCGGCCGACCACGCCTATCGGCTGACAGTCGGTCTTGCCTACACTGCGCGCGCCACCACCCTCCGCCCCGAGCTCGGCGGCCGCGGCGACACCTCGCAAGGCAAGCGGCAGCGCCTGGTCAAGATGGTGCTCCGCCTGATCGCGACCGCCGGCATCCGGATCGGTGCCAAGGACGGCAAGCTCGACAACCTCATCGACCGGCCGAGCCACGAGTTCATGGACGCGGCAGTGCCGCTGTTCACCGGCGACACCGAACGCGCGGTCAGCGGCGGCTGGGATCGCGACGGCCAGGCGACGTTCGAGAGCCGCGGCCCGCTGCCGGCGACGATCGTCGCGGCGATGCCCACGATCGGGGTGACGTCGTGACGGTCGCGATCGCAGCCATGAAGCCGGTCGACATGCTGGTTATCCAGCGTCAGTCGTCGCAGCTCGTGCAGCTCGGCATCGAGCGGACGGTCACCATGGAGGAAGCCGAGGCGATCGCCGAGGGCGATGGCGAGGCGTGGACGGCGCGCTATCACGGCCGCATCGTCGCGTGCCTCGGGCTGCGCGAGACGTTCCCCGGCCGCCAGGCGGTGGCCTGGGCGGTGCTTGCCGAGGGGCTTGGCCCCGCGCACCTCGCGATCACCCGCTTTGCCCGGGCGCGGATCCGCGCCAGCTCGCTCGCCCGGATCGAGGCGATCGTGCGCGAGGCGGTGCCGGCGGAGGCGGCGTGGGCGCAGCTGGTGGGGCTGGCGCCGGCGCATGTGCTGCGGTGTTTCGGCGCGCAAAGCGAGACGCACATCCTGTGCGAGCGAATTCGGGGGCAGAACTGATGGAGGCGGCGCAGGCGGCCGGGCAGCTGATCGGCGGGGTCGGCGCCTATGAGGCGGGCAAGTTCAACCAGGCGACGTCGAATACGGAAGCGATCGAAGCCGAGCGTTACGGCGCGGCGCAGGAGTTACAGATCCGCGCCGCGGCACGAGCGGCGATGGGGCAGCAGGTCGCGGCGCAGGGCAGTAACGGCTTCCAGCAGGGCACCGGTTCCGCCCTCGACGCGCTCGCCGAAAGCCAGGTCAATTCCGCCCTCGATGCCCTGACACTTCGCCGGCAGGCCGCCGCCACGGCGCGGGCCAAGCGGATCTCCGGATCGATCGCGCGCGCGCAGGGCGAGAATGCGCTGGTGCAGGGCATGCTGGGCGCATCGGCGACGTCGATCGACTGGGCGAGCCAGCGTAGCTCGCTCAGCGCTGGCACGACGGCGGCAGGCTGATGGCGCAGGAAATCGGCTATCGCCAGCAGGTCGGACCTGCCGCGCCCGTCAACCTGCCGGATGCCTCCCCCGCGGCGTTCGGCGCCGGCGTCGGTGCCGGCATCGCGCAGGTCGGCGCTGCGCTGGAGAACGCGGACTTCCGCCACCGGCAGATCGTAAAGCAGCAGACGGCGGATAGCGAGGCGGCGGATGCCGCGGTGAAGCTCGCAACTGCGCGGCAGCAACTCGACGCGGCGCGCGACCAGGCGCGCAGCGAGCCGAGCGCCGGCGCGGCCGACCACGTCAAGACGATGGAGGCGGCGTTCGATGCAACCACTGCCGGCATCACCGACGGCATCACCGACAATCGCGTCCGTCGCAACATCACCACCCAGCTCGCCGACTATCGATCGAGTTTCGTCAGCGGCGAAAGCAGCTGGCAGACCGTTTACGCCGCGAAGAAGAGCGCGACGGACATGGGTGTCGTGGCCGATCAGGGCTCGGCACGTCTCGCCACCAGCACAGATCCGGGCGCCTATGCGCAGGAGACCAAGGCGTTCGACGACGCACTCGATGCCGCCCCCGGGTTCGGTGCGGATGCGCGCGAGGCGTTCCGCCGGCAGGGCCACGCCCAGCTCGCGATCGCGCAGGCCGGCCGCATGGAGCGCGACAATCCGGCCGGGCTGATCGTCGCCTTGAAGGCCGGCGTCTTCAACGACGTGCTCGACGGCAAGCAGATCGATCATCTGATCGACGGCGCCGACGCAAAGCAGCGGATGCTCGCCGCCCAGGCACGGGCCGCCACCGCGGCCGAGCTGACCAAGACGCGCGAGGCGCTGGCGACCAAGCGGGCCGAGCTCGACACCGGTGCGGGCACGCCGCAGGATTGGGGCGCGCTCGCGTCGCAATATGAGGCGATCGGCGATACGTCGTCGGCGGTGACCGCACGCGCGGCCGGCATGGCGCAAAAGGCGGCGCTGGACCACCGTGGAGACGCGCTGCCGCAGATCGACACCCAGATTGCCTCGCTGACCGCGAAGCAGTCCCAGGGGGGGCTGTCGCCCGCGGAGGCGTCGCTGCGCACCGGCCTCGTCCAGCTCCGCCAGCAGAAGTCCGAGCGGCTTGGGCAGCAGGGCGGCGCGCTGCTGGAGATGCAATTTGCCACCGGCGAGACGATCGTGCCGCTCAATCCGTCCGATCCGCAGGCGATGCGCGCGCGTGCAGCGCAGGCGCGGCGCGCCGCGCAGCTCGCCGGCCGCGCGACGATCGAGCCGTTTACGGAAGCCGAGCTGCCCGGCATGAAGGATCTAATGGAGAAGGGGGCGGGCGGCCGCATCCAGGTCCTCCAGACGTTGTCCGGCCTGCACGACGCCCAGGCGATCGACGGTGCCGCGCGGCAGGTCGCCGGCAGTGGTGATGGCGCGTTCCGCATCGCCGGCAGGATGCTGACCTATCCGGCGGGGATGGCGGTCGCGCAGGCGATCGTCCGCGGAGACGAGATCCGGTCGAAGCAGCCGTGGCAGGCGAAGGACGCCAAGACGGCGCGCGCGGACTTCGACAAATATTACGGCAACACGCTGAAAGGCGGTGATCTTCCCCCCGACTATATCAACGATCTGTTCGAGGGAGCGGCCGCGTTCTACGCCAGCCGGACGAACGGCGCGGTCTACAATGCCGGCCGTTTCGCCGAGGCGACGGAGGCGGTGCTGGGGCGCAACGGCGGCCGCGGTGGGGTCGCGCGCCTCCCGGGTCTCGGCAACGTCGTCGCACCCCCGACGATGACGCCGGACGCGATGATGTCGCGGTTCGCAGCGGCGAAGGGTCCCGACTACAACGCGGCCGCCGGCGGCCGGCATCCGGTCTATTCGGACGGCACGGCGCTGACCCGGCCGCAGATCCGCGCCATGCTGCCGACGCTGCTCGCCGACGGACGGTATGGCTTCCGCGGCCCCAACGGCGCCCTCGTCCATGACGATCGCGGCGGGATCTATGCGGTCGACCTGATGAAGCTGCCGGCGCGATGACCGACCAGCGCGGCGGGCCGCTATCGACGTACCTCCCGACGCCGGCACCGATCGGCCCGGGCGTGTCGAAGCCGATCGAGCGCCCGTCGCTGTCGCAGATGTGGCAGGCCGGCACCGACCTGTCGCGCGCGGATCTCCCCAGCGCCGAGCGCGATCGGCTCTACGACGCCTATCAGCCGGTGCTCGACGAGCTCAACCAGGGACGATCGTGGTTCCGCCGCTATCACAACCCCGGGGCGGGCGGCGCCAACTTTGAGACTTACCTGTTCGATGAGGGCGGCAACCCGGTCACCTCGGCACCTAGCCGCGACGTCCAGGAGCAGCACCTGTGGGCGGCGATCGACGCGCGCCGGCAGGTCGACCCCAAGGCATTCCCCGGCCTGCCGAAGACGCAGGACGAGTTCCATGCCAAGGTGCTGTCCGATGCCAAGGCCCGCATCGGCGCCGCCAAGGATACGATCAGCCGTAACGACAGCTGGGCGGGCACCGGCGCGCAGATCGGCGCCGGCGTCGTCACCAGCTTTCGAGATCCGATCAACATCGCAGCCATGCCGCTCGGCGGTACCGGCCGCACGCTGGCGACGCAGATCCTCACCGCAGGCCTCGCGAACATGGCCGTCGAGGCGGTCGAGCAGCCGTTCGTCGCGCAGCAGCGCAAGAAGCTCGGCGAAGAGCTGACGATCGGCGAGGCGGCGACCAACGTCGCCGCGGCCGGTCTGTTCGGCGCTGGCCTGCATGCCGCCGGCGCGGCCGCCGCGCCGGCGATCGGCGGGGCTATCGCGCGCGGCCGCGGGCTGGCGGCCGCGGCGCGCGAGCGGATCGGCTGGGCGAACATGACGCCGCCCGAGCGGATTGCGACGCTGTCGCTCGAACGCGAGGCGGATGTCGCCGCGACCAGCCCGTTCTCGCCCGGCCCCGGCACCGATGCGCATGTCGCGCGCGTCGATGCCACGGTGCAGGGGCTGAAGGACGGCAACCTGCCGGCCGCGCTGCCGCCGGCGCCGCCCCGCTTCAACGCACAGGCCTACTCCAACCTGGTCGGCGTGGCGGAGAGCGGCGGCCGCTACAACATCGGTTCGAGCTCGTCGTCCGCGTACGGCATGTACCAGATCACCAAGGGGACCTGGCTGCGCTATGCGAAGACGGCGCTTGGTGGCCTTGAAGGCGAGGCGGCATGGGGGCGCCGCACCAACCCGGCCGCGCAGGAGGCGGTGTTCAACGCCATCACGCGGGACAATCGAGCGGCGTTGCAGCGGGCGGGTGTGCCTGAGACGAACGGCAACCTCTACATGCTGCATTTCGCCGGCAGCGGTGCGGGCACCAAGATCCTGACCGCGGCGCCCGACACGGCGATCGAGCGGCTGCTGTCGGAGAAGGCGATCGCCGCCAACCCCTTCCTCAAGGGCAAGACGGCAGGGGAGGTGGTGGCCTGGGCGCATGCGAAAATGGGCGACACCGTGCACGAGGGGCCAGTGCTGTCGCGCGCCGGCTTCGACGAACACGAGGCCGGCGACGTCGAGTGGCGCGCCGCGCAGGACGAGGTCGACGCGGCGGAGCGTCAGATGGCGGAGGCGCGCGCGGCCGACGTCGACGAGGCCACACCCCGGGGCGACGTCGACGACGACATTCCCTTCGACCTCGACGATCCCCGCGGCGCCCGCGGTGGTGAGCAGCGCGATCCGTTCGAGGATCTGCCGGACGACATGCGCGACGCCGCGCCGGCGCAAGTCGACGACGATCCGTTCGACGCCTCGCCCGAGCCAATCGCCGCGCCGGCGCCGCGCCAGCAGCTCGAACCGACCGTGTCGAAGGCGATCGCCAACGATCTCGAGGAACGTGGCCTCGGGCCGCGAGCCACGCTGACGGCGCTGCCGGAGCGCGGCCCACCGGGGATCTCGATCGTCAACGAGGAGGGGCATTTCGCGAGCGCGGTGTTTCGCGACGCCGACGGCGTCGCCCAGGGCGTGGTGCGCATGCCGATCAGCGCCGAGGCGCGCGGCATCAACGGCGAGGTCAGCAGCTACGTCAATCCGCAGCAGCGGCGGCTCGGCATCGCGACGCGGCTCTACGACGCGCTGGAGGATGCCGGCATCGGCGTCGACCGGATGAGCGGCACGGCAGAGCTGACGCCGGACGGCGCCGCGTTCGTCAATGCGCGCCGCGGCCGGGAGCCTGTGGCACGCGGGGCCCGAGTGGGCGGCGCCGACGAGGCCCGGCCGACGATCATCGATCCGGTCGACGATCGCCTGGCGGCGCAGATCCCGCCGGCGGCCGGCTTCGATCATCCGGACGATGTCGCCGCGGCACGGCAGATGGACAGCCTGGAGCATGATCTGCGCATGCTCCTCGCGGAAGACGAGGCGAAGGGGCTGACGGTGAAGCTGGATGAGAATGGCGACGCGATCAGCGCGGTCGATGCGCTCGACGCGCTCGATCAGGATGAGGCGGCGATCGCCGCGGCGCGCGCGTGCATGGTGCCGGGCGGTGCCGCGTGAGCCTCGGCCGCTGCATCCCCGACATGATCAAGCGCGGCGAGATCGACCACGTCCGCGGCAAGCGCATGGCCGATCTCTTCGCCGAGCTCGAAGCCTATTACGGTCGATCGATGGGGCCGGACGCGGCCGCGGCGGAGGCGAGCGAGGCGACGCTGCGCCAGCTCGCCCGCGATGCGAAGCTGAAGAAGCGGCAGACGCTGCTCCAGATCAACCGGCAGCGCGAGGCGCTGGCCGACATGGACCGCTATGGCGGCGACAACCGCTATGCCGCGTTCAATGCGCTGCTCGACGATGACGATCGCGCCGCCTACCGCGGCGGCAACGTCTCGACGGCCGGCCGGCGGATTGAGCGCCTGGCGCACGCCCGCATGTCCGAATTCATCGAACGGCACCAGCGGACGCTGGCGGGCAAGCCAAACGATGCGGAGGGGCTCGACGACGTTGGCCGTGAACTGTTCGGCGAGGCGACCAGCAACGAGCGCGCCAAGATCTTCGCCAAGGCGATCGACGAGACGCGCGAGGATCTGCGCCAGCGGTTCAACGCCGCGGGCGGCGATATCCGCAAGCTCAATAACTACGGGCTGCCGATGCGCTACGAGCCGGCGCGCGTGCGCGATGCCAGCGCCGATCGCTGGGTCGACGTGATCATGCCGGAGCTCGATCGCGCGCGGATGATCGACGATCGCACCGGCGGGCCCTTCACCGACGAGGCGCTGCGCGCGATGCTGCTCGACATCCGCGAGACGGTGCGGACCAACGGCATGACCGGCGAGCCGAGCCAGGCGTTCCGCGGCCCGGGCAAGATCGCCAACCGCGGGCAGGAACATCGCGTCCTCCACTATAAGGACTTCGACGCCTGGAAGCGGGTCGCCAAGACGTTCGGCAACGACGACAACGTCTTCTCGACGATCATGGGCGGGATCAGCGGCCGCGCTCGTGACATCGCGATGATGGAGCGGTTGGGCCCTAACCCCGACGCAACAGTCAATTTCCTGCTCGACGGCATCGCGCACGCCAAGGCGCAGGGGGAGGGGGCACTGGTCCCCGAGGTCAGCGCCAAAGCCGTTGAGCGTGCGCAGTCGGAGAACCTATGGCGCTTCGTCAAAGGCGAGGCGTCGGCGCAGCATCTCTATCCCGATCCTATTCGCCGCGGCATCGTTACCGGCCTGCAGGGCACCCGCAATCTCATCACGGCCGCGTGGCTCGGCTCGGCATCGCTTTCGTCGATCAGCGACGTCCACACGCAGGCAATGGCCCGCGGCTTCTACGGCCTGCCCGAAACCAACATCATCACCCGCACCCTGGCAACGCTGCGCGACAATGCCGGGCAGATCAGCAAGGAGAATCGCGCGGCGGCCGCACGCCTGGCGCTCGGCATGGAGGACGCCGCGCACTCGATGGGGCAGAGCGCCCGCTACATCGGCGAGATGACTGGCCCTGCCTGGACGCAGGTGACGGCCGATGCCGTGCTCCGCATGTCGCTGCTCAACCGGCTGACGGAGAACCGCAAGAGCGCCTTCGGCCAGGCGCTGCTCGGCGCGATCGCCGATGAACGCGCGCGGCCATGGGCGGAGATCTCGCCCGGGCTCAAGACGGCGATGGAGCGGAACGGCATCGACCAGTTCGACTGGCTGCACATCCGCAGCGCCACCACCGACATCCGCGGCTCGGCCTTCATCGATCCGTCCGCGATCCGCGACCGGAAGGCGCAGGACCGGCTGCTCGACATGGTGATCCGCGGTCAGGCGATGGCGGTGCAGGAGGCCTCGAATACCAGCCGCGCGCTTGCCAATCCGTTCGGCTTGACCAAGGGCAGCATTAGCGGAGAGCTTTGGACCAGCGCCTTGCAGTTCAAGGGCTTTGCCGTCGCCCTGATGGCGAAGCATGCTCGCGTCATCTCGATGCTGGGGCCGAAGAGTGGGGCTGCTTACGCCGCGCAGTTTTTTATCGGGCTGACGATGTATGGCGCCACGGTGTTGCAGCTGCGTGAGCTCGCCAAGGGCAACGATCCGCGGCCGATGGACAAGCCCGAGTTCTGGGCCGACGCTGCGCTTCAGGGCGGCGGCATCGGCATCCTCGGCGACTTGGTCGGCGTATTCAAGAACGACCGCATCGACAGCCTCGGGCAGTTCATCGGCGGCCCGATCTACGGCGCGGTGCAGGACATGCGCAGCGCGGCGCGGGCGGCACTGCCTGGCAAGGAGCGCAAGGACGGCACCCATCGCGAGGCCAACCCGGGCGGCGCGGCGGTGAGACTGGCGAAGCGCTACGTGCCCGGTAGCAACATCTGGTATGCGCGCCTCGCTTGGGAGCGGATGGTGATCGACCAACTCGACGCCCAGGTCAGCCCGACGCACGATGCCGACGTCGCTCGACGGGGCAAGCGCTTGGCCGACAACAAGCAGGGAGCGTGGTGGGCACCGGGTGAGATGGCACCGACGCGCGCGCCAAACTTCCGCAACGGCATCAACAGCGACAGCATGATCGCGCCGGCGCAATAGCGCTTCCCCTCGATTCGCGAGGGCGCTATGATGGCACCGCCCTAACGGGCTCCGGTGATTACGGCGCCGGACACCGCCCCTGACGAAACGCCCCGGGGGGACGAGTGTGACCGTAGCCGCATTGCCTGCCGTGGCCGAATACGTCGAAGACGGCGTCTCGACTTCATTCCCGGTACCCTTCCGCTTCAAGGCGCCTACGGATCTGATCGTCGAACGCCTTCTGGCGTCCGGCGTGCAGACGTTATCGATCGGCATCGATTATACCGTTTCGGGTGGAGCAACCGATGCAGGCGGCACCGTCACGCGGAAAGCTGCCAGTTCTGGCGCTCGGCTTCGTATCCGACGCGATACAGCACGGGCTCAGACGATGGCATATCCGACCGGCGGTCGCTTCCCGGCCATGAGCCATGAAGAAGCGCTCGATCGGCAAATGCTGATCGCGCAGGAGCAGGATGCCGGCATCGCTGACATCGCCGAACGTGCATTGCAAGTGCCGCCTGGCGAAGCCGCCGTGACGTTGCCGTCGGCGGCAGACCGCGCTCAGGCAGTGTTGGCCTTCGACGAGACGGGACGCGGCACTGCAAGGCCGATCGGCAGCTTTCCGCCCGGCCCTCCCGGCGGGAACGTGCTTTCCGTCGGCCTGTTCGATTTCATCAAAGAAATCCCAGGGGGGATCTCGACGGGTACGAACCTCATCCAGAGCAGTGGATTATCGCGAGGGCAACTGATCGAAGATCCCAGCCTCACGGATGCGGTTGTTGCTGCGCATCCACGCGCAATCACGAAGACGAAGAATGGCCGGTTCTTTCGCCGAGATCCGCGTGAGTTGTGGCTGGAGCAGTTTGGCGCCGACCCCACTGGCGTGCAGGATAGCGCGCCGGCTCTCCGCGCTGCGATGGACTATATCATCCGCTGCGGGCGCTCCGAGGATGGCGCGGCCTTCACGCGCAACGGCCCTATTCTACGCATTGGCATCGGCGTGTTTCGCCTCGATAGCTTGGTCAACTGGCGTGTGGGTAACCGGATCATCGGCAGCAGCTCGAACCATGAGATCGGCCGCTACGGCACGGTGTTTCGGGTTTATGGTCGCGGCGGGATCTGGTTTGATCGCGCTGACACCGAGAGCGGCATCCCAATCTCGCCAGCGAAGACCGGCGCAAATGGCTTCTCTCTGGAAGATGTGTCGTTCGAATATGCCGGACCGCCTGTCGATGACAGCTACGGAGCTACCTTTGGTGTCGTTTCCAGCTGCCAGGGTACGTACAAGAATATCACTGCAACTGGCTTTCCCGGCCTAGGTGCCGCTTTCCTCGCGACAAGCGGTGCGACTTCGGAAGCGGGCGAGGCGTCCGGGTGTGTCGTTGACGGCATGACGGCGCTTGCCAACTTCATCGGCTTCCGCGCAGCCGGCTCGGACACCAGCAATCTGGTCATGCGGGGCTCATTGAACTTCGGGTTCAACCGCGCAGCAGGGTACGATCTTTCTCAGCTATTGTCTGCCCATGTTGCAAACGTTGCTCACTGCAAGTTCAACGGCAACGCTAACACAGTTCATTATGCTGGGATGATCTACCAAGGCGCTTGGGACGCCAGTCAAGACGCGCTGGCAAATACCATCCCGGGGCAGAACAACCGCATATGGGTCCCCTGGATGGCGGGTGGCGCGTCCTCCGCCGGGCGCGGGACTTGGGCCGCGGGTGGTCGCTATTGGCCATCCGGCGCGTTCTTCAGCACTAATCCGAACGCCCGAACAAAGATCGAGTCTCCTTACACCGAAGGCGGAACAGCACCGCCGCAGGTGATGGCGCCGTCCCACATCGATGGCGGGCAGACGCAACAGCTGTCTCAAAATTCGACCGCGCTTTGGGTTACCTACGAGCAGGGCGGCATGAGAGCGAGCGGGGGATTTGACGCTCCGGGGCTGTCTATCAACGGCAAGAGCATCGTTGCTGCTGCGCAATCCAGTCCGACCGGAGCTACGGCGACAAAGGTGCCGACAGCCGCGGGCTCGACGCCAACCAAAGCAGAGTTTGACGCTCTCGACGTGAGCCACAGCGCACTGATCGATGATGTGCAGGCACTCAGGGCGGTTGTTTCCGGTCTTATCACCAAGCTGAGAGCAGCGGGAACGCTCGCGCAATAAAGGATTGTTGTATGAACGTCTCTGTCATCGTGACTGCGCCTTTCGGCAAAGGCGCTCATGTTGTTGAAAAAGACGCAAGCGGAGCGATTGTCGAGGAATGGACGATCGAGCAAACCAAATCGATTAACGTCTTCGTTGTCGACGGGCACAGCATCACTGTCTCTGATGAGCCAGCCGCATGATCCAGCTCCCCGACTACCCCTTCACCAAGCAGGAGTGTGAGGCGTGACCGTCGCCGGCGCCCTCGCGCAAGCCGCTGTGAAGACGGCGAGCGGCGAAAGCATCAACGCTGGCATCTGGACGCTGGTCGGTGTCGTCGTCGTCGCCCTCTGCGGCGTGGCGACTGCGATCGTCAAGCAGTGGGGGCCGTGGAAGAAGAACGAGAGCGACGGCCGCGCGGCTGACTTCGAACGACTGCGCGACGAGATCGCCGTACTCAAGGTCGATCACAAGGCGGCCAGCGATGCGCAGAGTGCTCGCATCGAGAAGCTTGAGGGCTTGGTGGAAACGGCGCGCCAAACGGCCACCGCGGCCGGCGAGCATGCCACCAGATCCGACGCCAAACTGCAAACCGCCCTCACCGCCTGTGAGGTGTTGCTGGGCTTGGTTGAGCGCGAAATGCCCGACGCCAAGGAGATCGGCCTGGTCAAGCGCCTGCTGGCTCAAGCCGCGTCGGACGATCTTGGCATCGGCAATGGCATGCGGAAGCTGGCGACAGTTCGAGGAGTAGGCGAATGAAGCGCACCACCAGCCCAGCCGGGCGCAAAGCCATTCGCGGCTTCGAGGGCGACCGCCTTACCGCCTACCCCGATCCGGCCACTGGCGGCGACCCCTGGACGATCGGCGTCGGACACACCGGGCCCGAGGTGAAGCGCGGGATGACGATCACCGAGGCGCAATCGGCTGCCTATCTGATCGCAGACCTGGCGAAGTTCGAGGCGGGCGTGAACAACCTATGCCCGGTGACGACGCAGGCGCAGTTCGACGCGCTGGTCAGTCTCTCGTTCAACATCGGTCTCGGCAACCTCGGCAAGTCGACGCTGGTGAAGAAGCACAACGCGGGTGACTACGAGGGTGCGGCCCGTCAGTTTGTCGTCTGGAACCGCGCGGCTGGTCGCGTCATGGCCGGCCTGACCCGGCGCCGTGAGGCTGAGGCTCGGATGTACCGGGGGCTGGCGGCATGAAGGCCCCAGACGCCCGCGAGGTCATGGCCTTCTGCATCGTCGCAATGTTCGCCTGGGGGTTCGCCAAAAACCCGCATGAGCCGCTGATCGTCGGCGCCATGATCGCCGCCTTTTCCACGGCATACGGCTTCTATCTCGGCGGCTCCAAGGTCGGGTCCGACACCGCCACCAAGAACGCCGACACCCTCGCCGCGCGCGCTGCTGATGCGCCGGCCGGCACCCCCACCGATCCTGTCACCGTCACGGAGCAACGACCATGAGCATTCTCACCACCATCGGCCGCTTCTTCAAGAAGCTGTTCACCGCCAAGAACCTCGACGCAGCGCAGGCGTTCGTCGCGAAGTACCTGCCTGAGTTCGGCGACGAGCTGGCGGCGTTTAGTGCGACGCTGGCCAAGGAGCGTGGCAGCCTGCTCGACCTGGCGGATCATGCGAAGGACTTGTGGCTGTCGGCGAAGGGCACGACGATCAGCACCAGCCTTGCGACGGCGCTGGCACAGGCGGCGTTCAACGCTGCCGAAAAGGCTGTGCTTGCCGAAGCCGAAAAGCTGTTGGCGAAGTGAGCGGCACCGGGCGGGTCGTCTGTGTGGATCGCGCCAGCGTCCCCAACACGAACAAGCCCGCCCGGATGCTGACAGTCGATCGCGATGGCGACGGCGTTCGGCTGCAATTCTATTCCCCGTTGAACGATGCCGTGCCGTCGATCGGCACCGCGATCGAGTGGGGGCCGCACCACTATTGGTGGGCGGATGGACGTGCGGGCAAGACACGGGAATATGACCCCGATGCACCGTTTCTATAGGCGTAAGACGACCTGCGGCATTCCAACATCGCCAGTCAGACTGGTGAATAATGGAATGAAAAATGCGGCTAAGTGATTGATTTTACGTCGGCGGTGAAGCTTGGAAGGCTGCTGTACTACCATTGTACTATACCCGCACGACCTGACGGCCCGGGGGCGTCGATCGAGCCGCGGCTTATCGTCGCGCGGCATGCGGGGTCAAGACCCAAGATCGCGTCCAGTCGTGGTTCATGGCTTACTTACCGTTGCCGCGCTAAGTCGCCGGGATGGAGCACGATCCCGAACCGGTCCCCGCATCGGCCGACCAGCGTCCCGCGTCTGCCGTCGGTCATGGCGTCGGGCTCGCTGGCATCGCCGGGCTGTTCGCGTGGCTGGCGGCGGCGCTCGCGATCGGCATGGATGGCCCCTATGCGGCGCTGGTCGCGCTCGTCGCCTGCGCGCTGCCCATGATCGGCTGGTCGCTGCTGGTCGACAAGGTGCATCGTCGCGACAGCACCGGCATCGACTGGCACGATCCACGTCCGCTGGCGGAGCGCCGCGACGTCAGCCTGACCAAGCTCGCCGGCCTGTATCTCACCTGGGGCGGTATCGCCTTCCTCTACGGCATCGGACGCTTTTATTGGGA